GAACAGGCTCTGCAGGCCCTGGGTCAGGGCCCCCAGGATGTCGCCGCCGCCGTTGGAGCTCGCCAGCGAGTCCGCCGCCTGGATGGCGGCCGCGGCCAGTTCGCCGAAGGAGAGCTTGCCGTCGGCGGCCGCCTTGGCCAGCGACTTGGCGATGCTCTCGCCCACGCGGGAGAAGGCCTGGTCTATGGCGTCGGCGGTGTCCTGCGCCTGCTTGCGCGCCTCGTCGAAGGTGCCGGCGAGGGGATCTGCGGCGGCGGACCCGCCGGGGGGCGGGGCGCGGTTCAGGTCGGTCATGGGCGGTCGTCCGGGAAGGCGGCGATGAGGGCGTCGAGGGCGGCGCGGTCGAGCGGCGGGGCGGCGGCGGGGCCCGCCAGGGCCCGCCACTCCTTCAGCGACAGGCGCCAGAAGGCGGCGGGCGGCAGGCCGAGGCGCAGCGCCGCCTGCCGCAGCAGGGGCGCCCAGGCATCGGCGGGCATGACGGGTCAGGCGGCGGCGGCGAAGGCGGCGGCCACGGCGGCGGCGGCCTCCGCGGGCGACACGGCCAGGCGGTCGAGGGCGGCGGCGGCCTCGACCTCGCCCCCGCCGCGCAGGAGCGCCACGAGCACCACCAGCAGGTCGCCCGCCGAGGGAGCCCGCAGCCGCGCGCCGAGGTCCGCCACCGAGGCCAGGTCCAGCGCCGTCTCGATCTCCGCCAGGGCGCCGAGCGTCAGGCACAGGCGGCGCGGCTCGCCCGCCAGGACGGCGATCACCTCGCCCCGCGCCCCGTTGGCGGCCGGGCTCACGCCGCCGCCGTGAACGAGACGGCCCCGGCGGAGGCGAGGCTGATCGCGAAGGTCGCCTCCCCGTCGTACTGCCCGGCGTATTCCAGCGCCGCCACCTGGAACGGCCCCTGCAACGTGCCGAAGCCCGGGATCACGAGCTGCCAGGTGCGCGCCGCGCCGTCGAAGAAGGCCTGGCGCATGGCCGCGTCCGCCGCCGCGTCGCGGAACACGCCGGAGCCGGAGACGGCCACCTGCCGCACGCTCGCCTCCGCGAGCAGCTCGCGCCAGCCGTCGGAGTCGCTGTCGGTGGCGTCCACCGTCTTGGCGTTCAGGCTGATGGAGCGGGCGCGCAGGCCCGCCACGGCGGTGAAGGCGGGCGGCGTCGCGCCGTCGCCGATGCGGACGAGGATGTCCTTTCCCTTCTGGGCGGCCATGGGCGACGTCTCCTATGCGGGCAGGGGTTCGGTGACCGCGCGCAGGCGGATCACGCCGTAGACGGAGCGCCAGTCGGAGGCGCGGAACACGTCCTTGAAGGCCACGCGCATCCCCACCAGGCGATGGTCGGTCAGCGTCAGGGGCTGGTCGTCGAGGGCCTCGCCCGCGGCGGCGGACAGGCGCTTGGCCTCCTCCGCCCCGCCGTAGCGGGACACGACGGTCAGGGTGAGCACGTGCTCCATGCCTTCCTCCACCTCGCCCGCCAGGAGCCGCGTCTGCGAGCGGCCGATGGAGAGATACGGGTAGTCGGGGCGCGACGGCGGCTCGTCGTAGACGCGGCCCTGCAGGTCGGCGAGGGCGGGCTCGGCGCGCAGCCGCGCGATCAGCGCCGCCGCGAGCGAGCGCTCGGGGTCGAGGGGCATGGAGACGCTCCTGAAACGGAAGGGTCAGATCAGGCGGTCGAGCCGCAGGGTCATGCGGCCGGGGCGGGGCGAGGCGCGGTCCACCCGCAGCACGCGCCAGGGGTCGGGATCGTCGGCCGCGACGAGCCGCTGCCCGGCGGCCGCCGCGGGCAGGTCGCGCGCCGTGGCGGTGGCGGTGTCGGTGGGCGAAGGGGCCGAGGCGGCGCCGTCGGTCTGCGCGCCGGGCGCCGAGGGGGTGAGCAAGACCCAGAGCGTCGCCACGTCGCTCCAGGCCCGGTCGCGGCCCCCGTAGGCCGTCTCGGTGACGACCTCCGCCTGCAGCACGGCCGGTGCGGCGCGGGCGGCGCTCACAGCCGCACCCGGCGCCACGCGGCGAGCCAGGGCTCCGCGGGGGCGAGGCTCGGCGCGGCGGGCGGATCGGCCTCGCGCCCCGCGTAGGCGGCGGCGACGAGCGCCAGCACCGCCTGCACAAGGTCGGGGGGGACGGCGTCGGCCGCCGCCGCCACCCCGGCGCGGTAGTCGATGCGCAGCCGGGGCGCCGCCGCCCCGAAGCCCGGGTTCGCCCCAGGGGCCGCGGCCACGCGCGGCGGCTGCGCGTCCACGTCGATCACGAGCCGGGCGGGGTCGAGCGCGGTCCAGGCCCCCGCGCCGTCGCCGAAGACCGCCGCGTCGATCCCGACCAGGGGCCCGCGCGACAGGGTGACGGCGCCGCCTGCGTCTACGGGCGCGTCGTCGCGGAAGGCGGCCTGCAGGATCGCCACGCCGAGCGCCGCCTCAATCCGCGCGGTCGCGGCGGCGATCAGGTCGGCGATGAGGGCGTCCTCCAGGTCGTGGGTGACGCGCAGGTGCGCCTTGGCCGTCTCCACGGGGACGGGCGCCGTCGCCGCCGGCGACAGGACGGTGAAGGGCATGGAAGCTCCGGGTCCGGAGGGAAACGCTCCTCCCCCGCCGGGGGAGGAGCAGGCGGCCTCAGCTCATCTTCAGGAGCTTGACGGCGTCGAAATTCTGCACGCCGCCGCCCACGCGCTTCAGCGTGTAGAACAGCACGTAGGGCTTGGCGGAGTAGGGGTCGCGCAGCACCCGCACGCCCGAGCGGTCCACGATCAGGTAGCCGGCGCGGAAGTCCCCGAAGGCGATGGGCGTGGTCGCCGCGCCGATGTCCGGCATGGCCTCGATCTCGGTGACCGGGTAGCCGAAGATCGACGGCGCCTGCCCCGGCGCCTGGCCGGGCTGCAGGATGTAGTCGCCGTTGTTGTCCTTGAACTTGCGCACGGCCGCGAGCGTCCGCCGGTTCATGACGAACCGCCCGTTGGGTCGGAAGCTCGCCCGCGGGGCGTAGATCAGGTCGAGGAGCTTGTCCGCCGGGTTCGAAGCCGGGAACCCGCCGGAGACGCCGGTGGACACGGTCCCGATCTGCCCCCACGCCTGGCTGGCGTCGGCCACCTGCGTGTAGCTCAGGAACCCCTTGGGCTTGCCCGAGCCGTCGCCGCTGACGAAGGCCGCCGTCTCCTGGCCGGCGAAGGCGTCGTTCACCTCGTCGGCCAGCCACTGGTCGAGGTTCACCTGGCTGTCGTCCAGGAGCGCCTGGGTGGCGGCGGGGGCGGCGTAGAGGTCGGCGGCCGGGAAGCTCAGGAGGTCGAGCGTGGGGGGCGCGGTCTCGGTGCGCGCGGCGGTCTCCGCGGCCCAGCTCGCCGTCAGCCCGGCGGTGGACACCGGCTTGGCGAAGGTCCCCGAGCCGATGGAGCGCACCGTGGCGATGTCGCGCATCGGGCTAGACTGGGCGAGGCGCCGGTCGATCAGCCGCTCCAGGTCGGCGGTGACCACATAGCCCCCGGCGGTGGAGACGCCCTCCGACAGGCCCTTCACCTCAAGCCCGGCGGCGACGCCGGTGCGCAGGTAGCCGTCGAAGGCGGCCTTGCGTTCATCCGCCTCGGGCGCGGCGGCGGCGCCCAAGGAGGGGCGGCGGGCGTCGGCGAAGGCGCGGTCCAGCCGGCGCTGGGCGGCGGAGAGGGCCTGCTCCAGGCGGTCGACCTTCTCCTCCAGGAGCGGGTCGGCGGCGCCCTTGGCCTCCACGGCGGCGAGCCGGGCGTCGTTGGCGGCGCGATAGGCCTCGAAGGCGGCCATCATCTGCGCCTGGGCCGCGGCCCCCTCGGGCGAAGGGGCGTGCTTGGTCTCTTTCATGGGTCCGGTTTCCTTGTCTTCGGGGGGATTGAGTTCCGCGTCAGCTCCGCAGCTTCAGGCGGGCGCCGGGGAGGAGCGGGTGGGTCACGAGGGAGACCTCGATCAGGTCCACCTCGGTCAGCACACGGAGCTTGCGCTCGGGGTCGGAGCGGGCGCGGCGGGTGCGGAAGCCGATGGAGAGCCCGTCCAGCGCCCCGGCCCGCACCCGCGCGGCGCAGAACCGCCCCGCCGGCGTCTCGGGCAGGATGCGGCCGCGCACGAAGAGGCCGCGCGCGTCCTCCCGCACCTCGTCCCACACGCCGGCCACCTGGGCGGCCTCGTGCTGGTGCAGCATGGCGACGGCCTCGACGCCGGTGAGCGCCAGGCTCTCCCCGAAGGCGCCCTTGGCCACCACGTCGGCGCCGTGGTCGGGCGCCCAGAAGAGGCTCGCGTAGCCCTCGATGGGCACGGCGCTCATCGGGCCGCCGCCTTGATCGGGGCCTGGTCGAGCTTGGCCTCGATGCGCAGGAGCGCCGCGCGGCTGAACTCGCTCTCCGCCTCCAGCCGCGCCAGGCGTTCGGACACGCCGGACTGGCGGTCGAGGCGCCGCTCCAGGGCGGCGATGCGCTCCGCCGCCGCCCCGGCCCAGGCGACCACGCCCGCGGTCTGCAGGGCGAAGGCGGCGATCGCGGCGACGCCGACGGACTTGTCGATCCGCCAGCCGGCCGTCAGGGGGGCGTCGGTCACGGCGCGGCGTCCCCGGCCACGCCCAGCCCCGCCATGCGCCGCTTCTCCTCCGGCGTCAGGAAGGTGGCCGCGTCCAGCCGCGCCCAGAGCTCGGTGCGCTCCGCCGCCAGCGCCGGGGCCTGGTCGAAGTCGCAGCGCAGGACGGCCCCGTCGAACAGGGGCCCGAGCCACGCGGAGAGGGCGCGGGCGCCGCGCTCCGCCAGGGGCGCCACCGCGGTGCGCCAGAAGGCGGCGTTGGCCTCCTTGTAGTTGGAGTAGGTGTTGTCGCCCGGGATGCCGAGGAGCTGCGGCGGCACCCCGAAGGCGAGCGCGATCTCCCGCGCCGCGGCGTGCTTGCCCTCGGCGAAGTCCATCTCCTGGGGCGTCAGGGCCATGGGCTTCCAGTCGAGCCCGCCCTCCAGGAGGAGCGGCCGCCCCGCCGCCGCCGCCCCCGTGTGCAGGTCGATCAGCTCGGCCTTCAGGCGCTCGAACTGCGCCTCCGTCAGCCGCTCCCCCGCCCCCGGCGCGTAGACCAGGGCGCCGGAGGGCCGCGCCGCGTTGTCGAGGAGCGCCTTGTTCCAGTCGGAGGAGGCGTTGTGCACGTCCACCGCCCGGCCGGCGGCCTGCAGGGGCGAGAGACCGTAGTGGTCGTCCGTCGGGTTGAGGAGCTTCAGGTGCAGCACCGGCGCGAAGCCGTCGCCGCGCCGCTTCAGGGTCGCGACGGTTCCGTCCGCGTCATAGGTCCAGGCGATGGGCCAGCCGTCCGGCCCCGGAACGACCCGCACCCGGTCGGGCCGCAGCGCATAGAGCTCTGTGGGGGCGCCCCCTTGCGCGACGGCCTCGCCCGCCGCCTCCAGATAGCCGTTGCCCGCCGTCTGCAGGGCGCCGAAGAACGCCTCGAAGAGGTCCGGCGCGCTCATCTCCGGGTTCGGACGGTCGATCAGGCGCTGCAGCGGATGGTCGGTCGCGCGGCGGCCGTCCAGGTGGCAGACCAGGGGCACCGACGCCGCCGACTCGCTCAGCATCCGCACGCAGCGATAGGCCACCGGGTTCTTGGCGAAGCCCTGGCGGGCCAGGGCGCCGAAGTCGGCGGGCGTCCACTGCGGCCGGCCCGCCACCGAGAGCGCGAACAGCCGCCGCGCCGCCGAGGCCTTGGTCTCGTCGGCGGACTCCGGCCTGGGCGTGGGCGCGCGCAACGCCCCGCGCAGGCGGTCGAGGAAAGGCATGGGGATCTCCGGTTCTTCGTCCGAGGCTCTCCCCCCGCAGGGGAGGTCTCAGGTCACAGCACGCGCAGGCGCGGATCGGGGCGGGGGCCGCCCAGCATCAGCTCGCTGATCGCCCACACCAGGGCGTCGGCGCGGTCGGGCGAGCGCGAGGGGCCGTCCGACGAGCCGAGGGCCAGCATCTCCTCCTCCAGGCGGGGGAAGGCCTGGACGTGGCTCACGCGGCCCTGTTCGTAGAGGGCGGCCACGGGCTCGGCCCGCGCCCTTTTCGAGCGGCTGGCGTGGACGAGCCGGATCGGACGATCCGCCCCCGCCACCGCCAGCATCCCCCGCACCATCTCGCCGCCCTGGTTCGCCTCGGCCACGAGCGCATCGGCGTTCAGGCGCCGGGCGGTCTCCGCCGCCCGCGTCGCCCAGGCGAGCGGCGAGCCGCCCTCCAGCGAGGCGTCGGCCAGCACCCAGGCGCGCTCGCCCCGACGCCCCGCCGCCACGATCCCGCAGGCGTCTCCGTGGGCGGAGGCGGGCGGGTCCACCGCCACCACCACCCGGTCGAACCCCTGCGCCGGCGGGGGGGCCCGGCAGGCGGCGAGGTCGGCGGCGCGCCACAGGGCGGCGCCGTCGTCCTCCACCACGAGCCCGTCCAGCTCCTGCGCCGCCAGCCGCGTGCCGCCGTAGAGCGCCTCCAGCCCCTCGCGGAAGCCGGGGGAGAGGTTGGGCGCGTTGTCCGCCGTCGTCGCCCGCGTCACCGCCGTGGAGGCCTCGCCCATCAGCCGCCGGAGCGAGCCCAGCGGCTTGGGCGTGGTGGTCACCGCCAGCCGCGGCCGGGCGCCGCGCCGCAGCCCCATGCGGAGCAGCGCGATCACCTCGCCCGCCTTGCGCCAGGCGCAGAACTCATCGGCCCAGGCGGCGTCGAACTGCGGCCCGCGGAAGCTCTCCGGGTCCTCCGCGGAGAGGGCGTGCGCCACCGCCCCGTTGGGCCACTCCAGCCGCCGCCGCGAGGCGTGGTAGACCGGGCGCGCGCCCGGCGGCGCCAGGGCGATCACGCCGGACGGCCCCTCGATCATCACCTCGCGCACGTCGTGCAGGCTCGGCCCCACCAGGGCCAGCCGCGCGCCCGGCGCGGCCTGCCGCTGCAGCCAGCGGGCGCCGGCGAAGGTTTTGCCCGCCCCGCGTCCGCCCAGGAACAGCCAGGTGGACCAGTCGCCCTCAGGAGGTGTCTGGCCCGGCCCGTCCTTCAGCTCCTCCCAGGTCTCCATCGCCTTCTCGTCCCAGGACTCCAGGCTGCGCATCACCTGTTCCGAGCCCAAGGCGCCGGCCCGCGTGAGCGAGGCCGCGATGCAGACGCGCTCTTCGCGCCACGCGCTCGGGGTGGTCGGGGTGCAGGGAGACGTCAT